TCATTGTCTGTGATCGTAACTGTTGTTGCTACTGTTGCAACTGCGGCTGTTCCACTTGTATTCTGATTACCAGCAGTATTTACGCCGGGAAGGTTAATGTTAGCACTACCATCAAAAGACACTCCACCAATTGTTCTTGCAGTAGTTAGAGTTGCAGCACTTCCAGTAGTATCTTGATTGAGTGTACCTATAACAAGGTCTATGGTTCCATCTGAATCTTGATACGTTGCAGTAATACCTGTCTCTGTGTTAGAACCAAACATAGCACCAACTGTGTCTTGTACAACTTCAGTAAGGTCAATGTTAGCAGTACCGTCGAATGATACACCATGAATGGTTCTTGCGTTTGCAAGAGCAGTAGCAGTTGCAGAAAGTGCAACGGCAATATTTGCAGTACCATCAAATGAAGTTCCACCAATAGTTCTAGCAGTTTCCAGTGCAGTAGCAGTTGCAGCATTACCAGTAGTATCTTGATTGAGTGTACCAATAACAAAATCTAATGTGTTATCTGCATCGTCATATGTTACTGTGATATTTGTTTCTGTATTGGAACTAACCATTGCTCCAACTGTGTCAGAAATAGTTTCTGCCAGTGAAACGCCATCAATTGTTAGTGCATCAGTTTCAAGTGTACCATCTATATCGACATTACCAGATATGTCTAAAGATGCAGCTGTAACTGAACCTGTTGTTGTTAGGTTCTCATTACCAAAACTAATTGCACCAGAACTATCGGTGATAGAACCAGCAGCTAATGCAAGAGTTCCACCATTAAGGGTAGTTGCGTTTACTGTTGTAGTAGCAAGTGTTGTAATTGTGGCAGATGTGATTGTTCCACCAACAACACCAGAAATTGTTGGAGCAGTTAAGGTTACTACTGTTGCAGTTGCACTAATGCCACTTGATAATGATGTACCATCCCCAATTTTAGTATAAATTTCCAAGAAGTTATCATTAATTTTATCTCCGGCAACACGAAGGGTATCGCCAGTGCCATCATTGACTGCATCCCCAATACCAAGCGTTTGATTTGCCATTTATTGTATTCTCCCAAGTACATTTAATGCGATAGAACATAATGTATTCTTCTTATTTGTTATATTTAGTCAATCGTTGCAATAGGTGATGCAACAGATTCTACTTGCCAAACACCATCTGTACCATCGTCTGTTAAGCAAGTAATTCTTGCTCTTGATCCAACTACCGTAGAAGCAACAAATGTAAATGCATCTCCTGCATTATCAAAAACTGCATTTGCAGCAGTTCCACCAGAAAGACTCAACGCACCAACAAAGTTACCACCAGAACCAGCAATATTAACAATTGTACTTGTACTACCACCAACAGCAGTCATAACTATAAAATCGTAATACAAACCGGGATTAGTTGTTGCAGCTGCAGGTAAGTTGATTACATTATTTTCTGTGCCATGAATCAAAATAGTTGCACCAGATTCGGCAGCAGTAAGTGATGCTGTTACAGAACCAGATGCATTAAATTCAGTTTTGATTGGTTTTCTTGCACGAATAACAGTTGAGGTAAATTCGCCGTTTGTTGTAATTCCTGTATCGTGAACGTGTGTAAGATTAATCTCTGAGTTTGCACCCATTGTTATAACAGCAGCATCAGATAATAATTTAATATTGTTACCTGCTACAACATCTTTTGCAACCGACAAACCACCATCCGTCTGTAGTGAACCATCCGTTGTTGATGTTGCATCTGTTGCATCGTCTGTTTTTAGAATACCACTTGCAGTTAAAGCAGCAACAGTAGTTGCACCAGCCACATCGACTGCACCTGAGAAGTCACCAGTTGCAGCATCAAGTTCCCCAGTGATGGTAAAATTACGACCACCTGTATAATCTTTATTAGCATCCAATACCATTGCTTTACTTGCGATGGCATTACCAATTGCAGTTGAACCTAAATCAAGTGCATTAATTTCACCAGCAACAGCTGTAACACTTGTTAAGTCTGTCGGTGCAATTGTGATGTTAGCAGTACCATCAAAACTTACTCCAGCAATTGTCCTTGCAGTTGCTAGTGCAGTTGCTGTAGATGCATTACCCGTTAAACCACCAACAAATGCTGTTGATGTAATGCTTGTTGCGCCAGTAACCACACCAGCGTCAATAACAATTGCACCATCAAGAACAATCTGCTGGCCTGATAATGGTGTAATTGTCAAGTCTGTACCAGCAGTACTGGTTATCGCATTCCCGTTGATATTAATATTATCTACTTGGAGTGCAGTCAATGTTCCTACTGAAGTGATATTTGTTTGTGCTGCACCAGTAACGGTAGCAGCAGTGCCTGAAGTATTACCAGTCACATTACCAGTTAATGTACCAACAAATCCTGTAGCAGTAATTTTACCAGTGCTTGGGTTGTATGTTAAAGTTCCGTCCGATTCCAACCCAAGATTACCACCATCAACATCACCACCAGCAGTGAAGATGAGAGCATTGTTCTCATTTGTAGATTCGTTATCTGTTATTGTAACGGTTGTTGCTAATGTTGCAAGGGCTACGGCAATATTTGCTGTTCCATCAAAAGAAGTTCCACCAATAGTTCTGGCAGTTTCTAGTGCTGTAGCAGTGGATGCATTACCAGTAAGAGGTCCAGCAAATGCGTCAGATGTAACTGTTCCATCGAAGAAAGCATCTTTAAATTCTAATGAACTTGTGCCTAAATCAATATCATTATCTGTTACTGGAGCTAACGCACCATCTATTAACTTTATTTGGTCTGCACCACCAGCTCTAAATATAATATTATTATCTGTTGCAAAATCTATATCATTGTCGGCATCTCTACCTATAACCAAACTTGTGTTAGTTAAAGAAGTAATTGTTGTTTGTGATGTACCTAAAACAAAATCTAAAGTATTATCCCCATCTTCGTATGTAACAGTAATTCCAGTTTCAGTATTACTTCCCACCATTGCACCGACAGTATCAGAAATAGTTTCTGCTAAAGTCGCACCATTGACGGTGATTGCGTCTGCTTCTAATGTTCCGTCAATATCAACATTACCAGAGATATCTAAATCTGCCATAGTAGCAGTTCCAGTTATTGTTGGTGCAGTTAAAGTTTTATTTGTAAGAGTTGCTGTTGAAGTTGTTGAAACTAAAACTCCGTCACTTCCAGACGGTAGTGTAAGAACATTATTTGCAGATTCAGAGTGTGGTGCCCCTATAAGTGTTTGAGCGTGAGCGTTTGAAGACTCACAATAGAATTTTATTTGTGAAACTGCTGAGCCATTGTTTTTGAGGTCGATAAGGCCACCAGTTAAGAACAAATTGCCGCCATCTGACATATCTAAGGTAAATGGAGTAATTGTAGCTCCACCATCATTACCTTTGATTACAAAATCTTTATCAGATACCGCAGTTGTGATTACATAATCACTTGAACTATTTGTGTGCGTTGCGATTGTAGTTCCGTCATCTTTGAATACGATATCAGCACCGCCAGCATCAAGAATAATATCTCCACCAACATCAAGAGTTAAATCTCCAGCTGGAGATATGGTAGATGCAGTTAGTGTGCTACCAACGACAAGTGTTCCCGATACATCAAGGTTACCATTAACATCAATGGTTGTAGCATTAATTTCTATTTCTGTATCAGCTACTAAGTCTAAAACCCCGTCTGCACTTTGGTGAATATATGTTCCCGAATCTCCAAACTGAAGTTGTCTGGTGCTGTTAAGAAGAACACCTGTATCAGCAACATGTGTGAGTGTTGTATCTTGATCTGCGCCGAAGTAAATTACTGAACTATCTGCAAGATAAATATCAGACCACTCTAATGAAGTTGTGCCAAGAGTGGCACCATCAGCTGACGATGGTGAAAAACTGGTTGTTGCAAGTGCAGCAGTCAGAGTTACTACTGAAGCAGTTGCACTAATACCACTAGTCAAAGAAGATGCATCTCCGATTAGAGTATAAATCTCTAAGAAATTGTCATTAACTTTATCTATAGCTACTCGTAGATTATCGCCAGTGCCATCATCTGCTGCACTACCTATTCCAATTGATTGATTTGCCATCTATACTCTCCTAGTGTTATTTATCATAAAAATATGGTTATTAATCATGTAGGATCACCAAATGGATTAGATTCCGAAAAGTCTAAGACTGTATCATCTAATGTATCAAACAATTCATTTTGTGCGGTCTTGTCATTTACATAATCACCAATATAATAATCTTCAGATATAATATATTCATTATCGCCAGTTTCAAGTAGAATACTTTCACCAAACGACGATGGATCATCACCCACACTAACTGTTGTGGCATCTACAGTAACATATGTTATATCAGATGTATAAGAAGATCGATCTACAGTTAATCCCTCACCAACAACTGATGCATTTTCAAGAGTAATTTGATATTCGGAACTGACAATTGATAGAGAATCTTCTATTGCATCAATTTCAGTAATACCTGTTTCAAGTGTTTCTGAACCATAATCAAACAGACGACACCTCATTTTATAAACTGGGTTGTTGTCCAATTGATGGAAAGGTTCATCATGATCTACAAAGTTAATCTCAAATAATTTTTTAAGTACAGGGTGATAAATTGCATCACCCTCAAGAGGACGATCAGAATCAGTCGCATCAGTTTCATTTATGATATAAAATATATCACCTGATAGCGCAGATTCAGAAATTGAGCCAGCCTCCAATTGAATAGAACCAGACGATGTTGAGTCTGTTGATGTTTCAATCTGTATTTGTTTTGTTTTTTCTTGAAATCTTGTCTTACTTACAACAAAGGTTGCTTCACTTAGGTTCTGTAAACCAAACTGAGACATCAGTTCTTGTTCTCCAGCATAACCACCACCAGAATCTTCCATATACATTTCGATAAGAGATTGGGTGTTGAACTTGGATAGTGCATCTTCACCAAGAACATTATCTTCTGCAACAAGTGTGCGGTCAAGATAATATACATCGTGACCATGAATTTGAATTGCTTCTGCAATCAAATTAGCATATAATGATTGTTCAGCTGTAATTACTTGTCCCGTAGTCATTAGCTTGGACTCCCTACATCACCAAATGGATTTGACTCATTGAAATCCAGCAATGTATCATCTAATTCATCAAACAACTCATTTTGAGCTGTCTTATCTATAACACCATCACCAACATAATAGTCTTCTGATATAATGAACTCATCGCCACCAGTTTCAAGTAGAATACTTTCACCAAACGACGGTGGATCAACCGGCACTAATGTACTATCCAGAGTTATCTCTGAAGAAGAGAGGTCAAAATAAGTAAAATCTAAACTAAACGGTTGGTTAACAATTGATGGATTTTCAAGAGTAATCTGATATTCCGAGCTAGCAATTGATAGAGAATCTTCAATTGCATCAATTTCTGAAATACTTGTTTCAAGCAATTCTGAGCCATAATCGAATAAGCGACAACGTAACTTATATACTGGATTGTTGTCTAATTGATGAAAAGGATCGTCATGATCTACAAAGTTAATCTCAAATAATTTCTTTAGTGTTGGATGATAAATTACATCACCCTCAAAAGGACGATCAGCATCAGTTGCCGCAGTTTCATTTAAAATATAAGATATTTGGCTATCAGAAACCGTACCAGATTCTAATTGAATTGCACCAGATGATGTTAAGTCTGTTGCCGTTTCTATTTCTAATTGTTTTGTTTTTTCTTGAAACTTTGTTTTACTTACAACAAAGGTTGCTTCACTAAGGTTTTGCAAACCAAACTGGGACATCAATTCTCGTTGGCCACCAAAGCCGCCACTAGAATCTTCCATATACATTTCAATGAGAGCCTGTTTATTAAACTTGGATAGAGAATCTTCACCAAGAACATTGTCTTCTGCGACAAGTTTGCGGTCAAGATAATATACAGAGTGCCCTCTATGGTGAATAGCTTCTGTAACTAATTCCGAATATAAAGATTTCTCAACTGCTAAGTGTGTGCGCCACCGAAAAGCACGAGGTTGGTTAGAAATTGCGGCTGGAAGACCGTGAGAATGAAAATGCTTATTAACTGCCATAATTTACCCTACCATGTAGTTAACTGGCAACTCAAATGTAAGCTGAATTTGTTCCTCTAACTTATTAATCTCCTCCAATGCCTGTGAATAAATAGCCTCACCATTCATAGTGACACCACCAAGCATAGCAACACCACTAAACTTAGATAGGTTTGCCCCCCATTGTTGCTTAATAAGAGCAGTTGCATATCTTTTTAGAAATATGTCATCAAAAATATCCGTAAATGTTGTTGGATCAATTTTGCGATAACATTCTGCAATGATAAAGTCTTCACCAGCAATAAAATCGTTTGACCAATCACCATCAATGTAAAGACGATTCTGATGTTGGTTAAATCGAATTGGCGTCTCACCAACAAGAATGTGTTCTAGAAGGTCAAGGTTATCCATGGCCATCTGATACTGAATGACAGAGGTAGAAGATAGATCATAAAGGTCATTAAGACGCAACTGATAACGAACATCAAACATGTTTGAACCACCACCCGTACCTGTGAATGGCCAGACCTGTATCACCGACACAACAGCAGACGGCATTGGAATAAAATTACTACCTTCTAGAAATGTATCAGTAATAGTGTTGTCTGCGGTATCAGTTCCAATTGAGGTTATGTTTGTTTTTGCCCTTGCAACATCTGCTTCAGTAATCAAATGTTTGAGATACATCTTTTCAATACCATCATAATGATATTGTGCAAAATACTGAAGAGCTTCATCAATGCGATCATCTACTTGGTCGTCTGATACGTTAATATCAATAACCCCAGAACCCAATGCTCTTAGGCAATAAGATTTAAATGTTGACTTACTTGTGGGTATGGCCATAAAAGTATCCTTTTTATATATTTATAAGATTTGTTTTATTGCGATACATTTTAGACCTAATTATACCCTACCCATTCTTCGATTAAGAACTCATACTATTATTATAACTTGGTCAATCTTTTCATGAGTTCTCTTGAATAGCTCTCTATGTTTGTTATGCGAGGATTAAAACCGTCCAAACATTCATATATTTGGTTTGCGCCTATCCATTTTGAAATCTTTATATCATAATCTTTGGGTTTTGTGAAAATATTATTCGTATCCTCATATTTCCCAACATCTATTGTTGACATCCATATTGTAAAGTCAGCGTCAAACTCTCGACGTGTTTCTTCTGTGGGACAAATGAAGTCGGCAATTGCAACTCTCCCTGCCATTACCACACCGTCTGAAAGATGTTTCATTCTATGTGATTGTCGAATACGGCCCTCTGTAGAGAAGTCCCAATCATCATATTTCTCTCTTACTTGATTTGCACTAATCCTTGTAGCAAACAATGCTTTTGATATTGTTTCAGCAAAAGTACTCTTACCTGATCCCGGCAAACCCATTATTAAAATTTTCATAATTACCTCAATTCATATAGAATATATTATTAAGTTATTTTTCTTTCACTAACTGTTTTAACAGAGATTTAATCTCGTGCATTTCGGATTTTAGAGTATTAAGTTCTCTAGTTGTTTCACGCATTGCATCTCTCTGTCTTTGTGCTTCACTCGCACGTTTTTTTGCAACCTCATATGCATTTACATTGTTATTTATAATACCATGGCTACCAGTATCTTTAACATAATTTTCTTGATCTTTTATTTTTAAAAATTCTGACATATTATGTTGCCAAAGCTAAAACACGAAGATTTTTAATCAATGGTGGTAGAGCCTGATTTGTTGTTCTCATAACAATTTTAATTTGAAATGCAATAAATTCTTCCAATAAAGAACCAATACCATCATCCTTCACACCAGCAGTATATTCATGTTCGATGAATTCAGACCTTCTTTCAGAGGGGCGAGTTGTAACATCTGGCAAACCAGAACCAGCAACAGTTCCATCATCATTGAAGAAATTAAAATTCATCTCATCAAAATCAAAATCATCATCAACTCGTAAGGTTTTAAACAACACTTTAATACTTGCATCAGGTAATCGCACTGCATCAAGAAGAACTCTTAAAGAAGTTGCAGGAGTTTCTAGGTTAATTTTCTTGGTAAGATAAATTGCTGAATTGTTGTCCCCCTCTGGTTCTGTCATTGATTTGTATATAGATGTTGGATATACATCAGAAGAGGAATCAATCTGATTTATCTTATTTGACACAGCAACCATAGATAATCTTTGTGTATCAATTACAGGAGATAATGCATCTAAATCTGAAGTTAAAGTCATTGGAACACTAAGAGATTTAGCACCAGCCATTTCGTTTGTTTCATTAATACCAGATGCAACCAGTTTAGTTGCTTCCCAATAATAATTATCTTGAAGGGGAAGAATTCTATTAGTTGTTGATTTCGAAAATGAAGTTTCAGTACCGTTTGGACTTGTTCCACTAGTTGCTAAGAACCCAGCATTAATTTTGGTTCTTGCAGGAACCAAAAGACCCATATTGGTCGTAGAAACATCATACTGAGAATT